GACGCGAATGCCCCGCCTCCGATGGTCCCAAGTCCGGCATCGGACGCCAATTCTGCTCCCCCTCTTGGCGGGTATGAGCAGCGAACCAGCGAAGGCATCCCGATTGGCGGCGGCGAATGGTCGGCGGAAGAGGCCAAGCGCATTGTTCTGGGTGATTTCAACCGTGCCGCGAGCGACCGAGCGACCAACTACGAGACCAAATGGCAGAATGCGGCCTCGATCTATGCGGCGGTGCGGAACGGGGAGAAGTTGTGGGATGGGTCGAGAACTCCGCGCGCCAACATGCAAATCTGGCACGCTTTCACGCAGGTAAACGCGCTTCGTCCCCAGTTGATCGATGCAATCTGCGGCGCCGACCTGGATTTCGATGTAGAAGCGGCTTCTAGCGGAACAAACATCACCCAACTGCAGCAGGTCAGGGCGCTGATGGAGAATCAGTTGCGCTCCCTGGGGGGCATGGTGAAATTCCAGTCTTTCCGCTCCTGTGTGGACCGAATGACGGAGGATGGCGTCGTTCTCGGCAATGGCATCTGGGAATGGGGATGGGACGGGCCGCGCACAGAGATGGCGGTCAACTGGCAGCGCATGGTTGAGCCGGAAGTGGCAATGGGCGAGCATCCCATGCTGCCGGGGGTCCAGATTCCCATGCACACCGGGCGCACGGTAAGCTATGCGAAGCAGTTTTATAAGCCGGAGACGGTAAGCCAGTTCTTTCTCGATCCGGTTGATTTGATGGACTTCTACATCGACCCGAATTGCCGGTCAACTAATCCCCAGCAGGCAGGTTTTACGATTCGCCGCAAGATGATGACGATTGCGGAGCTGGCCAGTTATCGCGGGCAGGATGGCTTCGATATCCCCCACGATGTGACGCTATATCGTCTCTCGCAGCAAAAGACTTTCACGGACGGCGACACCACCCGGCAGGCAATTCAGAGCTATCGAGGGGTCAATTATCAGCCCGGACAGGATCAGTCGGTTGATCCGAGACTGGCGCGGGTAGAAGTGCTGCGATATTGGCAGCGCGATCATCATGTCTGGCTGATTGGCCGCGAGCATGTGGCGAGAAACATGCCGAATCAGTATCAGGCGATGCCATTTCTCAACTGGTGCTATGTCAACGCCCTGGGCAGCTTCTACGGATACTCGATCCCCGAATTGCTGGAATCTGGGCAGAAGCTCAAGAAAACGCTCATTGACGGCCGCCTGGACGAGTTGAACCTTATCCTGCACCCTCCATTCATCACCAAACTGGGCATGGCGCGGACGCAGAGCAAGATGAAATTGCGGCCAGGTGCGAACTGGGAAGCGGAAGACCCCAGCAAGGATGTGGTGCGGCTCGAAATGGGCAACGTCACCCAGCAGGCGTTTACGGAGGTGCAGATTGTCGAAAACAACGACCAGAAAGTTACCGGGATCACGGACCTCGCCGTTCTTGGTTCGCCTTCATCTGGCGGTAATTCTGCCAACCGAACAGCGACTGGCGTTCAGGCGCAGACTAATGCGAGCAATACGCGCGTTCATGGCCTCGTGGCGAATATCGAGGATCAGACCTTAAGCCCAATGCTCACCCAACTCTGGCAGTTGATCTGTATGTTCATGGACCCCCAGCAGATTCTGACGATCCTCGGACCCGATGGGCAGAACTTCCAGGTTGACCCAGTGGACATTCTCAATGCAGACCCCAAGTTCAAGCTCAAGACCGCGAACAACATGAAAATGCGGGCGGCGATGCAGGGCGGTGGCCTTCAGACTTTGACGCAGTACGTGCTCAACCCTGAAATCATCACCGCGATGGGCGAGCAGCAGCAGAAGACGCTCGATATTGAGCAATTCACCGAGTTCTATCTGGATGTTTACAACGTGAAGGCGTTCAACCTTTTCCGGCCCATGACCCCGCAGGAGATGCAGGCCCAGCAGCAGCGCTCGCAACAGGCCGGCCAAGAGAAGATGGCGCTTCAGCAGCAGCGCCTTGGCGCCATGTCGCAAGATGCCCATGAGCGGGATGAAACGCAGATCATCGTGGCGACCTTGAACGCTCTGGCGCAGATCGGGGCGCTGAATGAAGTGCTGGGCATTGCGCGGGATGCGGAGATCAAGGCATCGCAGATTTTAGAAGGCCAATAAGGAGGAAACAAAAATGGCATCGCCAATTCTCAAGTATTTCGCTTTCGACCACTTGCCCTCACATTTGCAGGAAGTATCAAAACCTATCGGAGAGATGGCCGTCGCATTCGACACCACCCTTCCAGACGGAGCGGAGAAGTCTGCTGGACTTCGCAAACTGCTGGAGGCCAAGGATTGTTTCGTCCGTGCGAAGTTGGGATAAAATGCAGCCGGACGAAATGCAACTGGCCATCAGCTACGCCGACCTCGCCAATTCATTAGCCTTCCGCGATTTCCTGCAATTTCAGGCAGCGGAGTGCGAACGGCTGGAATTGGCGGCATTGAACGCCCCCGCTACTGACTTCGAGGCTTGTCGCTCGGCGATCATTGCCTGGCAGCAGCGGCGATTGGTAATCAAAACCCTTGAGCAGACCGTGATGGATTCGGCCTTTGCGCTAAAATCAGCAGAACTGGAGAATGAAGATGCCCGACCCGATCCAAGCAGAACCGACCGTTCCGGCTGGTAGCGGAGACGCAGATTTTGACGCAGCACTCTTGGAAGCTGGCGCACCCGCCGAACCTGAGCCCGTTGCTGACCCTCCCGCTGCCGACCCAGCGACTATGGACTCTCCGGCACCGGACCCCGACTTTACCTTCGCCACGCTCGAAAATGGGCAGCGCGAGATGCGCCTCGCTACCGGGCAGGTCTATCGCGGCAAGGACGATACCGAGCTATACGCGCAGCTTGCCAAGGCCCAGGTTGCCGCTTCCCGGCGCATCACCGAGCTTTCCCGAACTCCTGAACCCGTTGCGCCAGTGGCCCCGGTTGCCGCTCCCACCGTTGATCCAACAGCCCTCGCCATTGCCGACTTGATGGCCCCGGCGTTTGGCGTCAAGAATGGCGCAGAATTGGTGGCCGCATTTGCCAAACAACAGGAAACGGCGCAGGCTCAGCAGGAGTTCATGGCAGCGCAGCAAGCCAACTTCGAGGCAGCTAACTTCTTCCGCGCCGTGCCCGAGTTCTCGAAATCACAGGCCGATGCCGACAAAATTGACCAGTTCCTGCAATCGAATCAGCTTCCCTTCAATGCAAAGACGGCGGAAATGGCCTACTACACGCTCAAGGCCAAGGGCGAGATGAGTGTTGCTCTTGCTTCCCCGGCTCGCCCGGCCGCGCCCAGGAATGCGATGCCCCCGCCTCCCGCCGGGACTGCCCCCGCCAACACAGGGAAAGGTGCGCCAACTGAGACTGATCTCTGGGCAATGAGCGCCGATCAGTTGCAGGAATTGCTGACAGGGGGGAGCACGCAGTAAATAAAGTTTGCAGAATTGCGGGAATTGTGTTTATCTTTAGCACAGCGAAGTGAAGGCGACCCCGCCACCGAGCTAAGCACTCCGAGTGACCCCCGGAAGTGGATTTGCGGTAAAACGCTGACCATCATTCCTCACCTCGGAGATATGCTATGCCCGCAGTTCCCGTTGGAACAACTACGAACAATCCGGGCCTGTTGCATCAGGCATCCGCGATCTACTTCGTGAAAAAGGGACTTGACCGCCTCATGCCGGAGCTTTACTTCTGGCAACTCGGCTTCAAGGTTCCCCTGCCCCGCAATGTGGGGCGCACGATTCAGATGTTCCGCTTCAATCTCCCCGGCCAGAACACAGTACCGGCGGCAGAAGGCGTGAACCCCAACCCAGTGCCACAGTCCAGCTATCCGATTACCTCGATTGTCGAGCAATATTCGGATTACATGGACTCCTCCACCCTCTACGACGAGACGGACATCAACTCCATCGGTGCGGCTGCGCAGATGGTTGAGGATTTGTCCTTCCGCGCTGCGCTCTCGACCGATTCGATCACCCGCGCGGAGATTGATTCCAATACCGCCTACACCGTGCCGACCATCGGCGCGAACCTCTCGGTTGCCGACTTCAAGGCGAACACGAGCCTGATGAAAGGCTCAAATGTGCGGCCCTACGGTTCGGGCGACTGGATGGCGGTCATTCATCCATACGTCGAATACGACATTATGTCGGACAACACGGCGGGCGGATTCATCGACTGCATGAAGTACCAGAACGGCATGAAGTTGCTGAATGGCGAGATCGGCAAGGTGGCCGGTTGCCGCATCATGTCTTCCACCAACGTCAACATCACAGGCACCGCCCCGAACCAGCTTTTCTCGGCGTATGTCTTCGGCTATCAGAGCTTCTGCGTGATTCCGCTGGCAGGCTCTGGCCCCTCGACCGTCACCGACCCCAAGAATCAGCGGTTTAAGGTTTCGGTGGTCAAGCCCGGAATCGGCCCCAGCAATCCAACCGGCGAAATCGGCACCATTGCAAGCTACCGCTTCGTGATGGCGTCCAAGATCACCGATCCTCAGCGTATGCGCATCATCACTTGCGATGCGAGCTTGGTCTAAAGGAGACCCTATGGCAAACGGCAACAGTCCTTATATCGCAAAAGCCGCAGGGAATCTCGTCAACCCGACCTCGGGAACGCTTTTCCTTCAGGCTCCGTCGCCCATCGCTACCGTCGCGTCAACCCAAGTCCTGAAGGTGGCCTACGCCACTTATCGCGGCTATAACCAGACCGGCTCTGGCGTGTCGAATCAGATCGACCTGGTGGAATTGATCGTTCGGGCGGCTGGCCGCGTGACCTACGGCGTGTCCGGCACCTTCATTCCGACGCTGGTTATCGGCGCGGTTGGGACGGGGCCGAACTTTCTCGCCGCCACTTCGACCAACAACGTCGGCGCGCTCAGTGCTGCCACGGCATCCGCCGCAGGTACGGGGATCTGGCAGATTGCGGCTAATCTCTACTGGGACCCCAATACCGGCGTTATCTCGGGAACCATCTCCGGTTCGGAGACGACCCTCGTGGCGGGCTCGGCGGCGACGACCTTGACGGCATCGGCTGCGATCACCCCGCTGACCGGCTACCTGACCACGCAGGCGGTTTCAACCCAGTCCAATACCACGGTGGTGGCTATCCCGGCACCCACAGCGGAACTCGCCCTCTTCTTCGCGATTTCAGGTATTTTCAATACCAGCAACGCGAACAACGTCGCGATTCAGGACGTTCTACAGACCGAAGCGGTCTAGGAGTAATTCATGCCAAGCGCAGGAATGATTCAACCCGGCTACACGAAGCTCACCAGCGGCACCGCCCTGGCGACCGGAAACACCGCATCTTTCGTGCTGCCCTATGCGGACGCCTATCGCCTCTTGCTGGCCATTGGCACCGTGAGCGGCACTAACCCGACCTTTGACGCGGTTCTTCAGGACTCGCCCGACGGCGGCACCACCTGGGTCAACCTGCCTTTGCGGTTCACGCAGGTTACGGCGACCGGCACCGCTGCAACCGATCCTTGGATTATCTTCAAGATGGTCTCGATTTCGGATGCGGCCTCGGCTGGCGTAACGGCTGCGACCGGAGGCGCGACCGCAACCAATACGCCCGTCAGCGTCAAGTTTGTGCGGCTGGCTTATACCGTTGGGGGCACTGCAACCCCGACGATTCCGTTCACGCTCTACGCCAACACCATCAATCGCGGGCAGATTGGTTTATAATTTTCTCCCGTAGCAAGCAAAGCGGCCTCTTTCGGGAGGCCGTTCTTGCATTAGGATAGTTGCATGAGTTCACCGCAGGTAATCGACAGCGCGAAACTGGACCGGCAGATCGAACGCGCCATCCACGATAGCGAGATTGAGCGCCAAGCCGACGCCTTGCAGGATGCCGAATCCAAGCGCCTCGCCGCGGTTGAGGGCAAGGACGGCGGCGTTGATACGACGTCGGCGCAAGAGCAGTTGGGCCGACCGCTCACCCGCCAGCAGATCATCGACCGGCTCACCCGACTGAATCCGAATCTACGGTTCTTCCAGTCGATTAAATATCCCACCATCGGCGCGGTTTACCACTACGACGGAGTGACGAATCTGGACGACTTGATCTATTCTGGCCTTCGTCACATCGTCGGGATGGAATGGACCGGGCTAAGCCCCGAATTCACGGTGCGCAAGGTAGCCGATGACAGGTTCGGCGTCAAGCGCATGGTTGGGCAGATTCGCGGGTGGCGGATGGTGCTCCAGCGGCTCATCAAAGAGCGGCTTATCACCATCGAAGGCGCCGAGCGCGAGTTCGCCATTTCCAAGGGACGCGACTCGCAGCGGTGGTATGAAGTCCTGTCGTGATACGATTTCGTTGAATGGAGTTCTCATGGCATGGCCCAAAGGAAAATCGCGCAAGCCGCAGGAGGCATCAGTGCAAACCGAAGGACTCAATGAGCCAATTCTTGAAGCGGCTGTGACGCAGGCAGTTACCCCCTCGACCGGATCCAATGACCTCGTGGCTGCTTTTATCGCCGCCATGCAGCAGATGAGCGCCGAGAACCGCGAAACGACCCTCGCCGCCATCCGGGAACTCAAGGCTCCATCTGCGGAAGATCAGGAGAAGGCCGACCGCGAGAAGCAGCAACTCATGGAGCAGACTCTGCGCCGGGTCGAAGCGGCCAAGGCGCAGGAGGCCGAGATTGCCGAGCGGCAGGAATCTTGCTCACACGCGATGCCCAATGGCCAGACGAATTTTCGCGGCCAGGTGCTCTCGAACGGCTGGGCGCATGTGTTTTGCTCGCACTGCCACAAGAGCTACGATTTCGAGGCTACCGACGTGGAAGCCAACAAGAGCGGCCTCAATGTCGATAAGTGGGGGCCGAGCGCGCACGCGATCATCCGCAACCGCGTTGCCGCTTCCCGCAACATCACCCCCCCGCCGGTGCCGCGTGTTCCGGCTGGCGCAACCATCATCTTTGGATAAGGAGTTTCAAATGAGCGATCCATCTGTTCCGCAGGGAGCACAACCCGTCGATGGTTTCTATGTGGAGAAGGCCACTGAAACCTATGGCCGCAACCACCAAACCATTTATGTCCTTGACGGGAAATACTACATCAACGGATATGAATTCGCTCAGAAGCAGGACGCGGAGAACTACGCCTATTCAATGAATGGAGCGCTTCCTCCCGGTGCCGAGAAGCCCCTCACTCTTGAAGATAGATTCGATGCGGTTCTTCGCTGGCTGCGCGATATTCACGGCATTCACTTTCCTCCGCATCTCGCCCCGGCGCCGCTCCCATCTGAAGCGCCAAAGGAACCATTGCCGTCCATTTCGCCGAAGGAATAGATGCCCACTCTCTCCACCAATCCGAGCGCCCCTGTCGGCATCTTTGCGCCGTCGTCGATGAAGTGGCAAGACATCTTCGACTTCACGCGCCGACAGGGCGCATCCTCGGTCCAGGTGTCTCCCAAAGACACGCTAATCATCTGCCAATTGGTATCGAGTCGCATCTGGACGGCGCACTCATGGCAGTTCACGCTGACCACCACGCCGAAGATCGAATGCGTCAACGGACAGCAGAACTACCCTATGCCCGCGGACTGCTATCGGCTCGTCAAGGCATGGCTGCGCTATCCGCAGCCCATCGCAGGCTCGTCGAACACTGTCCCGCCCTTTGACGACCCGGCTTACTGGGCGCTGCAAGCAGCAATCCTCTCGCAGCAATATGTCCAGGGGCAGGATGTGACAGTTGACTCCCCTGCCTTCTTTTTCTACCCGCTAGACGTGGTAAAGACGCTGGACAACAACCTTTACCCCAACACGGCCCAGCGGATTCGGCAAATCACGCAGATTGGGAACTCTGGGACATGGCGGCTCAGCAGGGCGACCTACGTTCCAGCCGACCAGCCCTTTGAACTGTTCGGGCAATATCAGCCATTCGCGCCTAAGCTGGCCGATCTCGGCAAGCTGCTCTGGCTGCCCGAGAACTATACGAACCTTGCGGAGTCGGGCATCCTTTACTATCTCTACAAGGCCAACAACGATCCGCGCGCCGGGGCAGCATCGTTCCAAGACGATCGCATGGTCTATTCGGGTCAGTTGGCTGTGTGGATGGGTGAGATTGAATCAGCGGCAGAGGAAGAGCGCGAAGGTTCCGTGGATACGTTTGTTCCCGAAGACTCGTTGGGCGCAGAAACTTGTGGACAAGGTATCTGGATTCCGTAAGATGATCTAGGAGGATTTGAAAATGCATTATCGCAACGGACGTGAAGCAAAGAATGGCGACAAAATTGTCAAGTTGGAAGGCGGGAAAGTTGTGTCTTTTGGTGTTCTCCATAGCGCGACACCGGGGACACCGGGGAACGACTACTGCAATGGCAATATCGCCGCGATTCAGCCCCCGAATGACTACGCATGCATGTGCGACTGCCTGCACGTAAACGACGTGGCTGAAGTTCTCGCAGACAAAGGCTTAGACAAGCGGCCCGAAGGCAAGTAAAGATCGATGGAGAGGTGTGGGGATGTCGGTTTCAGTAACGGTGAACGTCAGTTCCCTTTCGGGCGGGTTAACACCCGGCGCATACATCCTCATCACGCTGCTCAACTGCGGGTCTGAGCCATCGGTAGTCAATACTTCTACCCCGGCCCCGATCACGCAGAAGTTCTACCCATTCAACGGCGTGGTCATCTGCACGCTCTATGACAACATTACGCAGATTTGCTGCGACGGGAACATGCTCAGTTACTACCAGTTCCAACTGGTAAGCGGCGGCGTAACCACATTCATCAAGAACGTGGAACTGCCGCCGGGCACGTTCAATCTGGCTAACCTGGCCAACGTTACAACCCCTCCCTGGCAGGCTGGCGTGATCCAGGGGCCGACCGGTCCTCCGGGGCCAAATGGGGCTGGTGGCACGGCATTCTATGTGCAGCTCGTCGGCGCAATCGACGGAACGAATAAGACGTTTTCGCTCCCTTTCGGCAACACTCCCGCGCTCTGGGTGGTGGTGCAGAATACAGTGATTGTCAGCCCGTTCCTGACCACGCCCTATGGCTACACCACGCTGAACAATACCATCACGTTCAATTCAGCTCCACAGGTGGGGGATGAACTAGAATCGCACGGCTGGTATTAGCCATGGCGGACGCCCCTCTCAACCAACTGACGTATTTGGGCATCGACAAGCCGACTCTCGGCTATCGCACTAATACGTCTCCGGTCGATGAGTCTCCGCACTGGGTATTTGGCTCTGCGAATACCATGGCTACGATTGTGGGCGAGATGGAGAAACGCCCTGGATTCGCACTGGCGGTTGAGAGCGCCTTGAGCATCATTCCCGGAATCGTCCGCAGGCTCTATACCTGGAGGCGGTTTTCTGGGTCATTCTTCGTCATGGTATCGGTTGAGTCAACGACTCCCGGCGCGCTCAATCAGGTCTGGAAGTATGAGGTTGGTGTAGACCAGTCATTCGTCAAAATCTACACTGACAATACTTCCACGAGTGCCCAGCCATTCGATTTCATCACGTCCAACAACTTCGTCTTCTTCGGCAATGCGACGACACGCCAGAACATGCGCAAGTTCGACGGAACCTTCATCAGCGATGGATATAGGGCATCGCTCTGGGGGTTGGATTTCCCGGTGACGGGTCCGTCGCGGGCGCTCGTTAGTCCAACTCCGCCTCCGGGCCTAACGTTCAACGGCACATCGCTTGTCGGAATTCCGATCACTGCCGGAAACTATACAGTCACGTTCACGGCTACCGATCTTGCAGGCGACACGGTTTCGCAGTCGCTGCCATTCGCAATTTCCGCACCTACGCTCGACTGGCAGTCGGTTTCCGGCCCCATAGCCTTCGGGGAAAAGGGCATCGCCTATTCTAGCTCAGCGATGCAGGCCTGGGGCGGAGCTCCCGCGTACGGTTATGTGGTTGCTTCGGGCGCCATTCCTCCCGGCCTCACTATCGATCCGGTTACAGGCATCCTTTCGGGTACGCCTACCGCGTCTGGGAACTTCACTTTCGCGATAAGGGTAACCGACTCGGCAGCTACGACTCTCACCCGAGTATTCTCGGTATTCATCGGCAACCCGACATTAGCCATCGCGCCTCCTGCCCCGAATACAGGGACCATCGGCACTGCCTATTCGGGAGCCGTAACTCCCGCAGGAGGCACAGCGCCCTATGCGTTTATCGTGGTTGCGGGAAGCCTGCCTCCGGGGATGCTCATGGATGCGCTCGGCCACGTAACAGGAACGCCTTCAGTTTCCGGTATATATCCAGTGACCTTTCAAGTCACCGATAGCCTTGGCGTGTCCAATCATGCATCTGCCACCTTCACTATTTCTTCCACGGCGCTCAACATCGCCACACAACCATCCCCGCCGGCCGGGAAGGTTGGATACGCCTATAGCTTCACGCCATTTGCCAGCGTCGGTATTGGAATCCAAACAAGTTCATCTACCAATCTAACGATTTCCGGCGATTGGGAGCATGTTGGCACTCAGGTAAGAACTCATTTCGAACCGGCTACCACTGCACTTAGCGACCTTCTATTTTCTGGTTTTACGGCGCTTCCCGCTACGGCAATCGTCAATGGCATTTTGGTCACAGCTCAACTGGTGTCACAGGGCATAAGCGGTGGCACTGTAACGCAAATTGCGCTGTATCAATCCGGCGCTCCTGCGGGGACTATCAAGACTCCTGGGACTGGATTCACCCCAGCGCTAACTACCCAGACATGGGGCAGTCCTACCGATATGTGGGGGTTGAGTCCCTCTGATCTGCTTGCCCTTGTGAACAATCCCTCTGCCGGAGTTTCCATTGCTGTGAATGTAGGGCCGAGAGTGTTCATAAGTGTCCCAGTCCAAATGACCGTGTATTATTCAATCCCCCCCGCGGGCGTCACCGTCACGGCATCTTCTAATGGGATAACTGCTCAAACGGGATATGCCTACGGGCAGACCTTTACTTCGATCTACGGACACGAGTCTTCGATGTCGGCGCTCTCTGTATCAACGGGAATTTTCACCGATCTCGCCGTGCAGACCAACGTGCTTTCCTCTGCCGATCTTCAAGTGAATGGTATCAACCTCTACAGGACGACAGACGGCGGCGATATGGACCCAGAAGCCATGCGCCTTGTGGCCTCTCTGCCTAATGTCGATGCGTCCTACACCGATTCAACCCTCGATATTGATCTCGGCTTTCAGACAGGCCCCGCGCTCTATGTGAATGACCCTCCACAGCCGCTAAATGGATTTGTGTGGTCAAATGGCCGCATATGGGGAAAAAATGGCGCAAATACATGGTTTACCGGGAACGAGGAAATTACGAACGGAATACCGGCCGAGTGCATGTCGGATGCCATCAACGGCAATTATTATGCTTGGCCGTCGCAGGTTGGCGGCATGGCGGTAACGTCAAATGGGGTCGATATTGGGCTCGATGAGCAGTTCTGGCAGGTTTCCGGCGATTCTCTGGCTACGTTCCGTAAGTCGAAACTGTTGCAGGGCGGCGGGACGCGGTATCCAGTAAACATCCTCTCTGTGGGCGACAATGTTTACTGGATTGACACATCGAAGCAGGGATGGTCATCGTCCGATGGCGAATTCGGTGATAACATCCGCCCCGACTTGGCTTCCTTGACGCTTTCGCAAGCATTCATCGGCTTCCACAAGTCCAAACTGTTCAACTGGATTTACGTTCTCGATGCAGTGCGCTCGATTCTCTATGTCTACAACCTCGATCTGAACCAGTGGAACACGCCCTGGCTGTTCGGTGGACGCATGACCGCGATCACATCGGGCGAATTGACGGAGGGCAATATCGAACTCATTGCAGCCTTCGACGGCGGGCATGTGATGTATCTGGACCCCGACCTATTCGACGATGACGGGACGCTCTATAGGGATACGGTGGTGTCAAATCTGCTGGCCATCGTTCCGGGGCGCGGCACAATGGCGCGAAATGCAGCGGAAGTGCGCAAAGTGTCTCAGTTTGACATGGAAGTCTCGACGGTTCAGCAGGGACAGGAATACATTCCGCTCATCCCCCAATTCTTCGGCTGCATCGTGGACGACGATCCGGGCCAATCGACTCAGGACCAATTCTTTGACCTTTCCGCGAACATCTGCGACCCGCAATATCAGGACCAGACAGTCCAGAAGCGGTATATCATCCCGAAGCGCTGGATGGTTGACCAGGCGGTACCGAGTGGCAGGCGCATTGCATTCCAATCTCAGTGGGGAGAGTCCGCGGATGGATGGGTGATGTACAGTTTCGATTTGGCCTGGCGAACATGAATAATTTTCTGGCATTTCCCGACAACTCGAAGCTATCGAACACCGATGATGCGCGTCTGTCGCGTCTTGAGGCTGGCTATCCTACCTCAATCGCTGGACGGCAGACGTTCTCAAACTCGACGCTTGCGGTGCCAGCAAAAGGGGCTGTAACCACCTCCGGCACGATTGCCCCGACCGGAATCACTGCAACCGGCTCCACATTTGCATTCGTGGTGCAGGGAAATTTCGCCTTCACATCCACCGGAAGCGCGATCACAATCCACTGGGATGGATCGAACGGCTCTAAACTACTTGCAATCCGCCGTGCTGACGGGTCAAACTACTCGATTACCTCCGGCTCGATGACCATTGGCGGCTTGACGGCTGGGGTGCAGTATGGATTCTCCTCGTTCGTGGCCATCGCGCAGCCGCAGAGCCTATCCTTTGCTGCTGGCGATGCAGGTGCCCCAGGCTTCGCGTTCTCGCCGGCAGCAACGCCGCTTCTTATCTCGGCTGCAAGTCGAACCCAAAGGCTTACCACCAACGAGCGCATCACGGAAGGGCTGATATTCTTCACTGCGAACGTCGGCGCTTCGGGGCTCGGAACTGGCACCTATACGGGGCAGAGCGTATGAAGCACGTCTGGGTGCGTCCTCTCCGAATGTACGACGAGGAAGACAAAGCGGCCTTCGTTCTGGCCGTCGATTCTAGCGGAAAAGGGTTCCCTAATGACGTGTTTACTTTGCCTTGCACGAGAATTATGGTCGCCGAAGTCGAAAATCGGATTATCATGTATCAGCCCCAGTTTCTCTCAATGACCTTGGGATCACTGGTTCCAGTCGGCAGTTTGACTCCAATGGAACTTGCTTCGGCGCAGCACCAGCTCACCGCGGCGGCTTTCACTCGTGCTCACGCTGAAGGATTGGCCGATGTGATTGCATTTTCAAGTGATCCGAACACCCGCGATTTTGCTTTGCGTCATGGATTCACCGCGTGGGGAGACGGACTGAAACTGAGGATTCGATGAGCCAGCCTACCGGGGATCAGAAGGCACAACTTCAGACACAGAATCAACTTCAGCAGCAGCAGCAGGCGTCGCAAAATTCCCTGCTCCAGCAGAACAACACCGCGCTTTCCCCGTATCTTACCGGCAATCAAGGCTTTACTCCTCAGCAGATGGCGGCGCTGAACTCGCAGGCGCTCGACCAGAATGCGCTCCAGTACAACGGAGCCACCCAGCAGGCGAATTCGCAACTTGCAGCGCGGGGTGAGGGTCTCGGCAACACTCCGGGTTCCGGCGTGGCGGCGACTGGCTACGGCAACCTGCAAGCGGCGAAGGCTGGCGATCTGGCTGACTCGCTCCGCACCGTGACACTGAACAATGCCCAGCAGGGACTCGCAAACAAGTTCAATGCGGCATCGGTACTTAGCGGAAATGCGCAGACCTATGCGGGGAATGTCGGCACTTACGGACAGGGCGCAAACGCGGCGCTGGGTGATCTGACTCAGGCGCAGGGCAACACATTCGGGAGCCAATTCGGGAAGGCGCTGGGCGGAGCTCTCGGCGGCGCGACGGCGGGATTTGCGGGCGCGGCTGGCGCTCAAGGATTCGGTAATCTTGGAACGGCAGTGAGCAAAGTTGGCTCTGGAAACTGGGGCTGGTAATGGGCACACCTGCGGTAACACCTGATCTTTCGCAGCAGCAGCCGATCACCGCCGCCGACCCGCGAGTGGCGAAGATACTGGCGCTCGTTCAGGCGGCGCGGTCCAGTGCATCCGCGCAGCCGCAGACTCCTACCGCTGATGCTCCGATAGCGCAGCAACAACCTCCTCCCACTCCATCAATGCCGGGGATGCCGTCGCTGGCGTCGCAGATCATCCCTCAGCAGGGACCGCCTCCGCCGACTCCATCGCTGCCCGATCCATCTGCCCCGCAGTTGCCGCCATCGGCACCCGCTAACGTGGTCGGGCCATCGAAGCCGGGTCCAGTGAAGTCATTTCTCCAGCAGCTTGTCTCAGGACTGGGCGGAGCGGCCTACGCGGGAACGCAGGGTGCTCTCCAAAAGCTCGGCATCCCTACCGATTACGAAAAGCAGCAGAACGCGCTCAAGATTGGGCTGCAGCAGCAACAGCAGAATTCGCTGGAAGGACTGAGGCAGTCACAGCAGGATTTGTACAGCGGGAAGCTCGACCAACTGCAATCGCAACTGGCTCCCACAGCCATTCCGAACGATCCGAAGTATGGTGCATTCGCTGGGACGACGCTCCCCATGACTGCCGCGACCGCCATCATGCAGAAGATGGAAGCCCTGCAGAACGCCAAGGATATCGCGGCTGGAAAGAATGCGACCGCGCTTCAAGGCAAGCAGATTCAGTACGGCCCCGGCTCCTACCTCCGGCGTGGGGTGCGTTCAGTGGGCGGCCAAATCGTTTCCTACGACAAAGGGGACCCGACCAATCCCGATCTGACGAAAGTTCTCGGACCTGATACCGCCATGATTACCGGCCCACGCAATGCCGATGCGCGCGCTCAGGCGATGGCGAAATACCGCACCTTTGACACCACCGACGCCAACGGCGCTCCGGTTACCATCTCGGGCCTCGATGCGCTGCAAGGCGGAGCCGCGCACATCCCGTTCACTCAGGCAAAGGGTATCCAGTCAGACAAAACGGGCGTGCTCCAGTACCAGGACATTCTCGATAACAAGATTGCACCCAATCTAGCCGTGCTGAACGATAATGCCCAGCGCATCGCCATTGCGCACACCTTGAGCGAAGTGGACAAGAATCCCGGCGCGATGCAGGCGCTGCTCACATCCGCTTTGCAGGAGGGCGCTTTGAGTCCGCAGGGCGCTCAGTTGACCGCTGGGATTATGCAGGCCCGCGAGTTTGGCGGCGTGGCTCGGAAGTATGGCGGCAACATGAACGGCACTGAAGGGCTAATGAACCGCATTATGTCCAATCAGGCCGCGCCGCTCAACTCGCTGCAACTCAATCAGGATTTGGTGGCGAACGATCGCGCGTTCACGCAGAAGGCTTTGAACAATATCGGCATCCTCCAAGGTCATGTCGCGCAAGGGAAGACTGGGCCTCCGAATGTGGCCCCTCAGTCGGGCTTCCCAGCAGCGGGAACACCCAAAACTAACGCGGCGGGCGACAGCCTTGTCTCAGATGGCACAAAATGGGTGCTCAAGCCCTAATGCCTACCCCTGTCCAAATCGACCCCCAAACCGGCGAGCGCATCGCTACCCCGCCTCCATCTGCGCCGCAGATCGATCCCGTGACTGGAGAGCGCATCTCTGCCGCGCCCTCGCCTGCTGCTCCCCAAACTGCATTGCAGCGCCTTCTAGGCGACCATCCCATCATGGGTCCCATCCAGACGGCTATCGATCACATCACCAGCGCGGCCAAATCTCTGCCTGAACTTGTCGAGCCTCAGAACCCGGTGGAAGCGCTAGCTGGGCCAGCGGGAACTGCTTACAAGATGCTGATAAGGCCATCGGTCTCGGCGGTGTTGCAGGGTCGTGCGCAATCTGCCGCTGGCAATCGCGGACTGAATATGGCAGACCCCTATGACGCGCAAGGCAACTACCAGCCGACCGGCCTCAGCAGCCTTGAAGATGCCATTCCGATTGCCGGACCTTGGGCAAGGTCGATTGAAAATGACGCCCACAAGCGCGGCGCATTGTCAGCACTTGTCGGAATGGGAACGGATGTAGGAATTGGACAGGCAACTGGGGCACTAATCAATAAACTGATGCCCGCTCCCACTGTTCCGGGTCAGAACTACACTCAGCCGCAACTCGCCGCGCATACCGGCTTACTGGGCCGCATGAACGGCTTGGGCGATAACTTCATTCCGCAGGACAATGCCACCTCGACGCTTTCCGCGATTCGGCAGGCGGCTGCGGACAACCCTAACTTGGTTGCTGGAAAGACTGCGACAGGCCCAACCGGGGCGACAGCGCCCGGCAGCACGACGAACAACATCGCTGCATTTCAGGCCATTCTGCAGAAAGCGAATTCCGCTCTCGAAGCTCCGCACGCCGCGACCCTAGCAAAATTTGCCGGAGTCCCTGCCGATTTGACAAGCACGCAAGCAGCGGTGCGGTCCGCTCTTCCGCAGAGCCTCGACGGAGTGGCGCCGGAAGATGCAGCGGCATTGCAGGAGATGAGTCAGCGCCTCGGAACCGTGAAGGACTTGGGCGGCTTGAATGATCTGCGTCAATGGCTGAACAACGAAGCGGCTGCGGGATACAAGCAGGACGGCGTTGCGGCAGCACGAGGAACCGCGACAAAGGCTGGAATCCGTCAAGCCGCGGATGCGGCCCGAAACGCCTATTTCGATCAGATGCAGCAAGCCAGCGGCGTTGACTTCCGTCCCATCAAGGCTCAACAGTCAGCGCTTCTCGATCAGCAGGAGGGCGCGGCCAAGCTCGGCCAGACTCTCTCCGCTCAGCAGGCCATCGCGGACGAGCCTAAGAATATCGCTACCCGAGCTGCGGAAGTTGTTACAGGGGGTCGCGCGTTGAAGGCCGGACCCGTTGCTGGCGCTGGACAGTTGATCGCGGAGAAGCTACTAGGCCAGAAGCCACTCACGCAGCCGAACTACCTGATTCGCAAATTCCTATCGGATTTGCCGGACCCGACGCCACAGACGCCATCCGCTCCTACCGTGCTGCCGGCAAATGCTCCCCAGATTCCCGCGAATGTTCCGCAGAGTGGCGTTGCGATCCCGCAAGTTACCCTGCCGCCTGAAATTCAGCGCATACTTGCTCTTACCAGAGGCCAGCAGTGATCACCAAGCCATTCACCCCAAAACTCGCAGGCGCACGCCCCCGGCTCTCCGCGCAACTCAACTCGCCAAGCCTTCAGCAGTTCACGCCCCGGATGTTGGCAGCGGTGCAGGGCGCAGCGGCGAGGGTCAACGCGCAGAAGAAACCTGCAAAGAACTCAACTTCGGCTACACTGAAAGCACTTACCGGGCAATTCTAGGGAGGCACCATGCAAAAGGACAATCTACTTCGCTTGGCAATTACAACGGCCGTCACCGCGGGCGACAATACGCTGGTCACCGGCGGCCAACTCGGAACTGGCATCGGCTCCATCCGCGTCTGGCAGATCGAGCTACATTCGAGCGCGGCTGAAACGATCATCCCAAAATCGGGCACGACTGCGATTCCGGGTGAGATCATTTTCAGCGCAGCGGGGAATCTGGCATTGCCAGCGACGGGCGTCCCATGGATGGAATGCCTGCCCGGACAGTCTTTGGTGTGGAATCTGGCCACTGGTGGAACGCTGGTCGGCACAATCTGGTATTCGCTGGCTTAGGAGGCCGACGTGAAGAAACTGCTTCTCTTGATTGCACTGCTTGGCGGCATCGCCCACGCCCAGGTGAACCTCAATACGACCATCCCAGCGCCCCAGGTCAAGGGCGTAGTGCAGCCAGTCAACGGCGGCTTGGGACTCGACAGCCACGCGCTTACCGGGTGTCCGCGCGTAGATTCAGGAGTGTGGTCCGTGAGTCCAGCCAATTGTGCATCCAGCGCGCCGTTCTCCATCACCAGCTTTACTGGCTGCAACGGGACTGTGGAGCTGGGTTTTCATGTGGTTAATCCGGCTTGTTCCGCTACCTACTCGGCGCTTCCATCGAGCGCGGCGATCACCAATACGGACGGAATTAGTTCTCCTACCAACCTGACAAGTCCGTTTGCCAGCGGAACGATCACCGGGAGCTTCTCACATAACGCTATCGCCACAACGACGTTCACCCTGACGGCCATTGGAACGTCTACGCAGACCGCAACGCAGGCTTATCAGTGGCAGCCACGCATCTTCGGCGGATTGGGCGCTTCTGGCGCGACCTCCACAGTCACCGCTTCCGGCACAACGGCCATTCTCAGCAATAGCGCAGCACTGGGGACCCTCCAATTAGGATCTGAATCGGTAGGCTCCGTGTTCGGACCTTTCGCACCCTCCGGTCAAAATGTCTATCTGCTGCTTATTGGCGGTTCGCATACTTTCGTGGATACCGGAACTGGATTTCCTTTCGCGTTCAACACACCGACCGCCGTCAGCTTTACAAACGTCAATGGCGTGGTGGTGAGTATGTTCCTTTACCAGTCTACGAATCCGCTGACTGGCACATTCAATATCAAGGTGGCAAGCTAAATGAGGAAGCTGATTGGATTCGTGCTGGCGGTTTGCGCGTCATGCGCTGCCCAGATTCCGGCCCCGCAGATCAACCTGACTGGCAACATTGGATGTCAGGGGTTCCCGTGCGTCAACAATGGCATTCTCATCTTTTCCTCAGATGCCGACCGCACGATGACGGCGCAGGAGACAAGCGCGTTCTATATCAAAGCGACTTCTTCGACCAGCCTCACCGCCACGCGCAATCTCATCTCCCCCACCGGGGCTTTTCCTTTCACGATTGAGAACGCCACTACAGGTGCCCAGGCAATCCAGATCATAGGGGCAAGTGGAACCGGCGTCACCATTCCTAATGGCGCTACCGTGAGTGTCTGGAATGATGGAACGAACTTTGTGCAGATTGGGTCGGCCGCCTCCGGCTCCAATCAGACGCAATCCAATTACAGCGTGGAAATCCAATCTTATACGGTGGGCTCAGGCTACACGTCCCCGTCCTTCTCGGTTACCGGAGGGACATGCACCACGCCGCCTGTTCTTGGTTACGATGTGAGCGCACTCCAAATCCACGGCTCCGTAAATCCATATATAACTAATGCTTCGAGCGCGTCCTGCACGCTGGCCCCAAGCGTCACTGTAAACGATGGGGCGGGGACTGGGGCAACGGTTACCCTCGAGGTTCAGCCTAGCTGGCCTACTATCGGATTTACCGGCCTCTTCAATGGGAATCAAACTCAAAATGGTGGGGGCCCGGTGCTCGGTTCCATTACGCCCCTCATCGACCGGCCCTTTCTTCATAACCCAGTCCTAGAGCCAATCGTAGCGAGTGGAAACAACACTGCCTACGAAAGCGTTGACTGCGGCGGTCTGGGCACCAACATCTTCCCGTGGATCTACTTCCCAGGAACAAACCCCGTATACTCCATGAATATCTACAATCCCTGTCAAGGGAACCTCACGTTTTCCCCTTTCTCGTTCAACAGTATCTACTCGCTTCCCGCAATAACGTTTGGCCGAAACAGTTTGAATTCGGGGACACAGAGCCAAGCTAGTATTCAAATAAACGCCGTGTCGCAGACGTCGGCGGGGTTCAATGGAATTGATCTCAACCCCATGGTTAGCCCAACTCTGGCACTCCCTCAGAGGGTAGGCATAACAGCCTCCAACAAGAACACGGGAGGAACCTTAAACCCAAGCAAAGGAGTTTGCGGAGGAAGCAGCTATACAGTTCCGGGAACTTGCGCTCTTTCCGGTGGTACGCGAACCGGAGGAAGTGCCGATACTTGCTCGGTCAGCCTGTCGGGCACTGGAGGCCTGGCCTGCACTGTCACAACAAACGGTATATGGACAATCCCGCCAACATTGACGATAACGGGAGCTTCCGGCGGAAGCGGCGCTATCGTAAGCGGGAGTGTGGGTATAGCGAATCCAAACAGCATTGCTGGCTCTTTCGGGTTCGATCTGTCTCAAAATTTCTTTGTGTCAACGCAGGCCGCTGAATCGAACAGTGGCGTTGTATCTACCATCTCCCCGGCTGGCATATTGACGATTTCCGGGGTAAGCGCGCCGAGCGGCGGATCAGGATCGAACTGCTGGGCGACAGACGGGAGCATTATTGCGGGCTGCGCTGGCGGCGGGAGTTTGCCCGCTGGAGGCGGTTACGGAACGGTGATTCAGAATGGAAGTACAAATCCATCCTGGGGCAATGGCGGCAATGCATACTCTCTGCCGGGAAATAATTATATAGGTGATTCGATCACGGGTTGCAACGGGTCATTTGCGCCGGACAACCCAGGCGGATGCTACGTCAATTTGATGAACGCTCAGCTTGGAGCGAATGGTACAAATGTCGCTGTGACCGGATCGCAAGCGGCAGATATGGTGGCTCAGGCATACTCGCTGTCGGCGCCTTCGCGAACTGGAAATATGTGGAGCACAGTTTTGTGCTGCGTCAACGACGCCAACACTCTGGGTACCAACGCTGGCGGCGTGGCGAACGCCACTGCGGAGCTATATTCTCTGGCGGCCAATAGGACCATCCCTGTCGAGAACACAATCAGCGGGGGAAACTACTCTGCGGCCTCCTGTACTACAAGTGGAACCGTGGCAACGGGCACCTACGGCAATGTGACCACGCTTCAGTTGCAATCAGCCGGGGCATCGCTTAGCTGCACCACGCTTACCTCATCGACGGCCCTCTATCTCAACTGGCTCGCCACCTACAACGGAACTCAGCAGGCGACAGTTGTAGTGGATGGGGGAAGCCCAGTCACGGTGAACGGCTATGGGTTCAGTGGGCAAACGGTAGGGACGATAAACAATCCGACCAACCCAACCATGTTTGCGCAAAGGTTCGTTGGCACGGGAAGCGGGACACACACGTTTATCGTTACATGCACAGCCAACTGCACGAGCGGCAATGGCTTTGTGTTTGGTTGGGAAGGGGCGCCTACCCAGATAATCAACACCAACCTTTCGAGCTTGACGCAGAATCCCCCGCGGCTCGCTTTAGGTGGAACCATCCGCCAAAGCGCAGACACCTCTTCTGCCGCTACGGCAGCGTATGACACTGTGGTGCAAACGGTGGCCAATCAGCTTCTCGCCGATGGCGCGCTCGACTTCTTCGTGAATGTACGAGCATTTGTCGATCTTGACTACGCTACGCTGAATAGCGACATGGCCGCCGCGACGTTGCCCAACGGATGCGCGACAATCGCGTCGTCACTCCCCGGCTTGCACCCCAACAGCACCACTTGCACTATAGCTGGGAACACATTCTTTATCGGTGGTCACCCTCACCTCGCCGACGCCTTTCTATCGGTAATGCAGCCGATGTTCGGACCCGGAGCGGGGCTTTTGCCGAATCTGAGAAACGTAACCAGCGGGACTGCCACTTTTGGCCCTGCCGATGGAACAATTTGGAGTACGGTCCCGATAGTGATTCCCGCAGCAACCGCTTTCGCCAATGGGCGCGAGTTTAGGGCTTGCAGCGAGACCTCAGTCACGCAAACATTGACGGTGGGATCGACAAATCTGAATGTGCCCAACGTACTCCAGCCATTTACCTGCGTTGACGTTCAGGACCAATATGGAACTTACTGGTTGCTTGTCAACCCCGCCAAGCAGGCCGTGAACCTGCTCCCAGATACGGACATGAAGTCTGGTTGTGGAATCTACTGGACCTGCCCAAGCGGGGTTACGGTGGTTGGCGGGGTTGGTGCGAATGGTGACAACGCATTCAGTTACAATCTATCCGGCACTGCGGGAACAGGCGTTATTGTCGTTCCCACTGCCATCCCCAATTTTCAACTTGGAACCTCCTACTATTTTGGTGCAGGGGTCAACGCTTCGACCATCACCGGAGGCCATGTTTATGTGGGCCTTTGCACAACAACTTCATGCGGAACCTTTTACCACAGCTACCAGGCTGTGAACGGCACAAATCAACGTGTTATGTCAGCTGCGAACGTCGCCACAAATACAGGGGGGCCGTATTTTGCCATTTATTTACAGGGCGTGACTGGGACCGGGACTTTAACCGTCAGCGAACCTCTTCTGACAACTCAGCAAGGGGATCGGTACACAGAGAATGATAATGGGTGGGGATCGTTGCCAGCCGGAGGGATCCAAACCAACTCCATTGCTATTAACAGCGGCACTGCCATCACATCGGAGAGCAGCGCAAACAGCCAGGTGGTGACTTGCGCAACCGGAGGAACGTCAACGCAGTATTGCGGAGCTGACGGCAACTGGCATACGCCGAGTGGAGCGGGAACGGTGACCAGCTTCAGCGCGGGAAATCTTTCGCCGCTGTTTACGAGCAGCGTGGCCACGGCAACGAGCACACCGGCCCTCAGTTTTTCCCTGTCCAATGCGGCGCAGAACTCGGTCCTGGCGGGTCCGGCGAGCGGGGGAGCGGGCGCACCCTCTTACCAGACGGCTCCGACGATAAGCGCGGCGAACATGACCAGCTTTCCGACGCTCAACCAGAACACGACAGGAACCGCATCCAATCTCAGCGGAACCCCCGCACTGCCGAATGGAACTACTGCGACTACGCAGGCTCTCGCTGATAACTCAACCGACATCGCTACGGACCAATTCGTTCTGGCCAACGCGGCAGGTTCTGGGACCGTGAGCAGTTGCGGAACTGCGGGCGGAATGTTCCGCGCGGCTTCGACAGGAACGACCGCAACTTGCGATCCGCAATCGCTTTCAGACGGCGCCGGAAATCTGACGGTAGTTAGCGTCAAGTCTGGCGGCGGAATCGCAAATGACGGAACCACGGGAACCTTACAGGCGCACCTGGCCAAGATCAACAGCGCCGGGAACTGCATTCTTCCTCTCACCACGGATACCACAGTCCCTGCCTTCCCCGTCGAAACGGGATATGGCACAACCGGCAACTGCTATCTCTCGCCCATTGGCGTGCAAAATCTTGTTTTTGAAAATACCGCAGTGGCCAACGACTGGGTAGTGACAGGAACAACCACGAGGGGCGACGTTCACGACTCAGGAACGGCTTATACATCAGCACCGCCAACCGGCGTCTGGATAGTAGGAATCGCGGTCACAGCGGGAACGGGAACCCAAAATGTGCTGTTGACGCCGCAGTACAATTCTTCGGGTGGTGGAATCACGACACCAGTATCTATCGCCAACGGCGGCACTGGAACTGGGAGCACGCTTACTGGACTCATGCGCGGCAACTCTAGTGCTATGACGGCGGCTGAACTGAGTGGCGACGTAACAACCAGCGGCTCCAACGCAGCCACGGTGGTGCAGATTGAAGGCGCGGCCATTCCAGCATCGGCAACACTGGTGGGCACTAATTCAAGCAAGCAGCTAGTCGCAGTTACCACGCCGCTCGCTGTAGCGAATGGGGGAACCGGAACATCCTCTCCAGCGCTTGTTGCCGGAACCAACGTTACAATCACCGGCTCATGGCCAAACCAGACAATCAACAGCAGTGGCGGCGGTGGGGGAAGCGGCGGCAGCGCATTGAATCCAGACTGCACCTTTAGCGCCTCGGCTACAAGTTGCACTATCTCCGTTGCCGGTTTGACGGTCCCGAATGCGAACTACAATTCGATCATCACCCAATGCTGGACGGGAGCAAGCACGACACAAACTACTCTCGCCATCACGTCCTATGCCTATGCAACCGGAGCGACTTACGTTTCCACAGTCACCCCGAGTTTCCTATCCGCGGCTGCGGCTGGATATTGCACAGCCAACCTTACCAGCGGAGGGGTAAACAGTTTCACTGGCGATTCGGTAGTTCTCAACAACAGCGCTTCAACCGGGAGCGTTACCGCAACTCTTGCAAACGCTCCGGCCTATGATGTGCTACAGAACGATACGAGCGGCTCAGCAGCCCCAACTTACGGGAAATTGGATCTTGCTCACTCGATCACGGGTACACTTCCCGTAGCGAATGGAGGCACCGGGCAGACCTCGCTTTCAGCGCTCTTCAATGCCTGCACTCCCACCACGAACACGTCCTTGGGAACCGATCTTGTGGGCAATCAATCGGGCGCTACAGTGCTTCAGGTCTTCAACGACTACTGCACCGTCACCACGGCTTCGACTGCGAACACGATAGACGGAACTCATCATGGCATTGATCTAAAGTGGACATTCGACTTTACCTCAAATGCCACGCCAACGTGGCAGCTTACATTCGGGATCTGCCCCACCGCTAACATCTCAGGACACACGTGTTCTAGCGGTTTCGTGAATCTTTATCAGCAGACGGCGGGAACCATCACTTCGGCCACGGCTATAGGCAACGGAGCGGAATTTACGGTGGTTGCCACAGCAACGCCGGGCGAGTTCTCGACCTCGTTTGTGCGGCTCGGGGTGAATGGTCTAGGTGGCAATCCCAACACTGGATCGTTAATTAGCTGCGGGTCCGCATGCACGGGTGGCAGTAGTTACTCGTTCATGATGGGGTTTGTCTACAGCGCAACAGCGAGTGCAACTTGTCTGGGGCAAGCAACTTCAGGAACGAACTGCGCAGCAGCGACAGCGATGGTGCCGACATGGATACAGTAAAAAACATCCTGATATTCGCGATCCTCTGTTGCTCGATAGCGCTGGCGCAGAATGACACGCTGGTGAATGGAAGTGTCTTTCTAGGCCCGGCGCCAGCGCCGATAACGCCCGTCCCTGCGTGGAATCAGATCGCCATGCCGTCCATTTTCACATCTCTATCGGCAGGCGGGAATCTGTTCTCGAACCAGGCTGACAATTACACCTATGCAGAAGTGACGACAGGCACCAGTCCAAACTGGGTCACTTATTTGTACCGTTGGGATACAGCGTCTCTCGCTGCAAATCCCTCAGCGAATAGCTGGGTCGCTCTGGGTACGATCACATCGGCCACATGCACAGCGTGCGGGACCGAATACGGAGTAAGTTTGTTCGTCGATGGGAGCGGAAACGTGTTATTTTCGATGAGCAATAACACGAGCACCAACAACGCGACCGCTCTGGATGTTCTTGTCTGGAACGGTTCCACGGTATCGCCGTCGTGGAGTCCGGTTGGCGGGTACACTTCCTCCACCACGGGCGGGAGCGATATCTATCAATTCGCGCAAGACGTGGCTGGATACAGCTATTTCATCCCCGCCCGGAGCGGCAATATCTGGCGGTCTACGTCTGTTGGCGGGACGACATTTTCAAATGTGGCGGCGAATGTCTACACGCTCTCCATCTGCGGTTCGCGCACTGCCGGCAGTCTTTATACGATCAACGACGCGGTGCTTAGCGGAACGGAGCGCCTATTCACCTTCGGCGAGGGCGTGCTGCTTGGCTTCCCCACCAGCTTTGCTTCCTGTGGCCAGTATTTAACTTCAGGCTACACAGGCAATGGCAACAGCCTTGCGTCCGATTCCTCTGTGCTGCTCATCCAGCAGACGTCGACGTACCCCAATGGCGTCTCGTCAATGAACCTCTCCACTGGAGCCGTGACCAATAGCACGTGCGTTTACCCCTATGACGGGACTCATTGCGTGGCCTTCCAGAATGGGATTTCCTCAATGGGATGGCTCTATGGGACTAAATTCTATTGGAGCGTTCAAGAGCACACCTCGAACACGAAATGGAATCTAGTCTCCAGCGACAACGGTGTGACATGGCAGAACACCGGCACGATTCCAAATACAAATTGCACCGGATCGAACGCCGAGGTCTTCCAGCATCAGAGTCAGTGGGCAAAGAATGTGGTGTTCGCGAAGTGCCAGAGCGGGAAGATCTTCTGGGTTTATGGCCCGGTATAAAAACTTGGCCCGCAAAGGAAGAGGGAACGTGGTCAACAAGGAGACGCAGATGGGAAGCACTGAAGCGGACGGCTTGCGGCAACTGATGGACGCTCATCACGCGCAGAACCGGGGCGACATTGAATCGCTCAAGCAAGGCCAGGCTCATCTGGGTACAGAGATGTCCAACCTCGCCGGCCAGATCAGCGGCGCTACTTTAGTGCTCAAGGTGGTGGCGTGGGTTATCAGCATCTCGATAGTGGCGCTGGGTGTCTGGTTCGGCTCGCTCGAAGCACGTGGAAAGGTAAGCAGACTTGACCCGTCGGTGGTATCCTCTACGCAGTTTCCTCCGCAGACCTCGACAGTCCATTCCCACTGAGGTGACCAATGCCCACGAAGCCGAACCCGCCGATCCAGCCTGATCCCAATAACCCGAGTCCGCTCCCTGTTCCGCCACAGCCGACGCCCGCAACCAAGACGGGAATCGAACTGGACAAGAAGCATGCGGAATGGCTCGCAGAGCAGGGAGTGAAGCCAAAATGATTACCAAGGAAAACATCGAAGGATGGGGCGGGTGGGTACTTGGCATCCTTGGCTCTGCCGGTGTAATCTGGAATCGCTTAGGTATTCGAAGATTGGCGATCAAAACCGATGGCTTGCTGGAATATCGCAGCAGAGCAGACCGCGCAGAGGGCAACATTGAAGGCCGCGACTCTGCAATGGACCGCGCAGACAAAAAGGACAACCATGAATAAGCTGACTGCGTTGTGGGCAAAGATTCGCAGCAATCCGATTTTCGTTACTGTATCCAGCGCGGCGGTCGGCGCTATTGTCTCAGGGATTCAGGACGAGATGGCCTCCGGGAAGATCGACTGGACGCGGGGCGGAATCAACAAGCTCACTGGATACGCTGCCACTGCCGCCATTGCCGCGCTCGCGCATCTCTACCGGATGCCGCCCAATCTAACCATGCCCGCCACGTTCCCGCCTGCTACGAAAGTAGAGAACGTCGCGGCGGAACTCGAACCCATCGACCCGGCAGCAGTGCCGGTGAAGGAGAAATCATGAAGAGAATCGCCGTCTTTCTTTGCGTCCTATGCGCCAGCCTGCTTACTGGCTGCCCCGCCAACCAATCGCAACTCCAGAAAGCAGCCACAGCCTCAGAACAGGCAATGATCGTCGTCCAAGGCCTTCAGCAGGGCGAGATCGCGGCCTACAATCAGGGCAAGGCATGCGCGCAAGCGGGAACTGCCGGATGTGTGGTCATTTCAGACTCCGACCACCTGTTCATCCAGCAATCTGTCGAGACTATCGCAACGCTCGACCAGACCACCAACACCTGTATTGGAGCAGCTGGGACCGCTGGGGCGGCTGTGACCTGCGCCAATACAGCAATCACCGGCATCGCGCAGTTGCAGGCCGATGGCGATTTGCACATCAAGTCCGCTACTGCCAGGCAAGACTTCGATCTCGCCATGATTGGCGCGAAAACCGCACTGAACGTCATCGCAACCGTTCTGGGAGGAAACTAATGGACCCGGTAGCCATCGCCAATCTCGCCGCCCTCGGCATCCAGATATTCAGCCAGATTTACAACGGCATCCAGCAGGCGAACGCAAACGCCCTCAAGCCGCTGGCCGATATTCTCGCCGCAGCAAATGCGGTCGATGCCAACATTACCGCAACCGCGCAGGCGGAAATCGCCAAACTCACGGCGCCGAGCGCGTAGCATGCAGACCAGCGACAACGGAATCACGCTCATCAAAAGCAACGAAGGATTCTCTGCGCTTCCCTGTAGCGATAACGGCCGTCTGCAATGGGGATATGGGCACGATCAGCAAGCCGGAGAGGCCGCCCCACTGCAAATCTCTCGGGATCAGGCCGACCTGCTTCTTCGCCAAGACCTTGCCACCAGGTACGAGCCAGCAGTAAACGCGGTCATTCCAACCGACTGCACACAAAACCAGTTCGACGCGCTGGTAGATTTTGCCTACAACTTAGGGATAGCATCGCTTAGAATTATGGTGGCACACGGGTGGGATGAGGTGCCGAATCAAATCCCCCGCTGGAATCATGTGAATGGCGTGACGAACATTGGGCTCACCGCTCGCCGAGGGGCAGAGGTTGCTTTGTTCGATTCTTAAGCGACACTCCCAATATCAAGCGCCACGCCTCATCGCTCCTGCACTGGCAGAGCTGCCAGCACAAGCGAGAGGTCAACAATCGCCGTGGACTTGTGAGCACGACTCCGAATCGCATCATCCATGCGTAAGGCTCAGGTTGGCACGGTCTACCGCCAGCGTGTTTCATGCGCTGTGCTCCAGTTGGTCTTGGTGATTCTGTATGTAGCTGACACTCACGGCGCGGATGGCCTCTGCGCGGGTTGTGCAGCCCTCACACAGTATCGCCAGTGCCAACGCCGTCTTAAACTCGGCAACGTCCTCAGTGGGGGCCATGACGATAGGGATCTTCGTTTCGAGATGTTGGTTGTGCTTTTCGTTCATCTGGCTGACGAACGCCTTTTCGGGGAGGGATTTTGCCGCGGCGACGACTTCAGGAAGGATGCGAACGTTGGATGAGACTTTCTTGAGTTGTTCCAGGTTCGCTCGTTTGATCTGGAGAAGGTCTTCAAACGGCATATCCTTGAGTTCTTTGACGGCCCGGAGAGCGTCCCGGCAATATCCCCAGCTTGTTGGTAGCTCCTGCTTCATCCAGCGGTCAAAACTGGTGTAGTAGTCCCCCACTTCCTCATCGAGTACCCAGCGGTACAACTCCCGCTCCTCGACAATCAGCATTGCCATGCCGCGGAGCGCGAAGACTTGCTTCTCTACCCCATCTAGGCCGCGCAGGAAGCCCGTCAGACGCTTCCCTGCCACTTCTGCGACCATCGACCTCAGTTCGGACCAATCAGGGGCTTGTAGCGGGTCATGCGAAATTACACGAACAGGTTTTTCGGAAGACATTCCCATAACTCCTCAAATCCATAGTCTCGGATGATGCGTTGGGTTTCTGATTCACGGCGGGCTCGTGCGGCTTCATCTGGATAGAGTTTACAGCGAATATGCTCAATTCTTTTAGTGAAATCCGCGTACCCTGGCACATCGGAGGCACCCCAGCCAGCCCCCAAACATCTAAGGACTTTCCGGTAATCCCCTCCCTTGCGTATGAAGTCATCAGGATCAGTCGCATCACCCCACAGTTCACGCGGAACCTTTGGACGTGTAGCGGCAAACGCCAACACTGCTTCTTTTCTTCGATTAGTCCAGTAGGTCAACAGTTCCTCATCCCGCATCTGCTGCCGGATGGCAGGTGTCATCTCCCGCTTGGTTTCAAACAGGTCTGAGAACGTCAGCCCTTTGGCTCCCATGATTTCTTCTATGGTGCATCCACGGAAGCAATGCAAGAACGTCGCCCCTTCCCGGGCCTGGGTGATGCTGAGACTGGGCATACGGTCTTTGTGTGATGGGCACTTAGCCTGAAAGCAGGGCCGCCCCTTCCAGTTGCCGGAAGGCTTTCCGTGGAAGAGTCTAACAATCTGGAGAGTCGTCACTATCCTCCCTATCAGCGAACAGCCCCGCCGTCGCGCTCAGTGCTGCCGCCAGATTCTTGCACGCTTGGCGATAGTAGCTCGGCTTCAATTCGCTCCCGATGAACTTGCGGCCCATCTCCAGCGCAACGAAACCCTCAGAGCCGATTCCCGCGAACGGACTCCAAACCACATCGCCTGGATTCGTCCACAGTTTGACGGCACGGCGAATGACTTCCAACTGCAAAGGGCAGATATGGCGCTCATCGTTGTGTTCCCGCGCCGAACGGTATTGCAGCGTATCGGACGGGTTAATGTCCATCCAGACTGGGGATGCGTATTGCTGCCATAGTTGGACCGGGAACTCTTCGGACGTGTGCCCTACGCGCTCCGGGTTTTCTCCCGGCTTCCGCATGGTCACAAGATAATCCGGCACCCCCTGACGGCTCATGCACGAGTCCTTGCGAATCTGCTTATGGAGCAGCCCAAGGGCTTTGGTGCGCTGCATAGCGGTAACAGGGTCTTTCCAGATACAGACCTCGGAATGGTAGATGAATCCAGCCTCTTCAAATGCGCGGATAATCTCGCCCCGAAAGTCCCTGATCCCGATAAACCCATTGCGGACTTTGGACGTGGGCAGGTTCATGCAATGGATGGAGACGAGTCGCCCCGGCATGAGTGCGCGGTACTGCTCGGCAATCAGGAACTTGTAATGCTGCCAAAACTCATCCGTATTCTTCGCGTTTCCCATGTCGCGCTCTGAATTGGAGTAGGTGTAGAGCGATTCAAATGGTGGGGAGTAGACAGAATAGTGGATGCTGTTCTCGGGAAGCTCCCGCGCCAGTTCTACGCAATCGGCAAGGTGCATCTCCCAATCGTCTTCTTTATTGCACTCCCGCTCGTAAGTTGAGACGCTCCGCACCGTGCCGTGCAAGTTCATCCGCGTCAAGTCCTGCATGTTGGCTTGCATCTCTTCCGCCATGTTCTCAGCCTCTCTTTCTTTCCGTTTCAGGTTTTCGAGTACGTTTCCCTCTGTCGATGCGGCGATGATGTGAACGTGAACGGGCTCGGTTTGCCCGAATCGCCAGCAACGGCGGATTGCCTGAAAGAACTGCTCCCATGAGTCATTTACCCCGGCGAATATCATGTGCGAGCAAACCTGATAGTTCACTCCAAACCCCAGGATTGAAGCCTTGCTCACCATCACGGGAATCTCGCCTTGTGCGAACTCCAAGGAAAGACGCGCTTTCTCTTCTGGTGGATCTGAGCCGGTCAATTCAACCGAATCAGGGATGGCCGCATTGATGGCCTCGCTCTCCCGATTAAGATTGCACCAAATCAGCCAAGTCTCTTCCGGCTCCGCTTCCACGATCCGCACAACTTCCCTCACGCGATCATCCACAGTGGAACGTCTCGCAGCCAGCCTCTCGCCTAACGTCTCCGCTGGCATAGCGAACAGCATCCCTTCGCTCGGCGTGTCCACGTCCACGATGTGCTCGTGATATCGAAGCGGGGGCAAAATGAACGGCCCATCGTCGTAACCCACGTCTGACGGCTTGCGAATGTTGACGGCCCATGAGCAAACCCACTTCCAGAACTCCGTGCGGGCATGGCCTTTGAGTCGCCACTTCTGCGTCTCCCCCCCATCGTGTGTAAAGAACATCGAGAGCATCTCAGTCGCGGTCATAACCCCTAGGAACTCCGCGTGGTTGCCTAGTTCCATGTGATCGTTCGGGGCTGGGGTCGCCGTCGCCGCCAATTTGTATGGGGTGTCGCGGAAGGTGTCAATCAGTGCTTGCCGTGTTGCCCCGTCGAACGATTTCAATATGCTCGATTCGTCCAGCACCACCCCGGAATAATCCTCCGCATCGAAGTGCTCCAACCGCTCGTAGTTTGTGACCACGATATGCTCATCTGCTGCGTCTTCGGGATGTTTGCAGTATTTAGTGTGGATGCCGAACTTCTGGCCCTCTGTGACCATCTGGTAGGCCACGGCGAGCGGGGCCAACAGCAGTACCGGCACCCCAGTATGTTCGTAGACGCATCGCGCCCACTCCAACTCAATCAAGCTCTTTCCCATGCCCGTGCCCAGAAACGCAGCCGCACGGCCCAGGCGCAATGCCCACCCCGTCACGTCGCGCTGGTGCGGGAACATCGCAGGGCACAGCGGAGGCACTTCGGTAAGGCCGGAGACAACCGGCGTGAATCGCTTGGCCTCGAGGAACTTGTCGTATTCTCCCCACTGGCGTTGCATGGGTAGAATCATCTCGGCCCCCATGACCGTATCGTGCGATGTGATTACCATTTCCCTCATGCGTTCACCCTCATCTGTGCTTTCTTGATATCAATCGCGTTAGATAATTGCGCTTTGGTGGTGCCGGGAGGAACTGTTATCCGAAGTATTCTCGCGAGTCCCAACTGCTTTTCTGTCGGCGGGTCTGGTCTGGTTCTCCATCGTGCATCCCGCGCCAGCAACGGCTTCACGCCTCCATTGTCGAGCACCCACCGGTCTGCAAGGCTCATCGCTCCCGGCAAGTTCTGCGAAGTGAAGTCTGCTACCGCTTCCCCTACCTTCCCCTTCACTGCCCAGTCGCCGCGCAAGTCTTGAGCCACCTGCACGAGATCCCGACCCACTGCCAGCATGTACCCATCCGTAGATTTCCGCCACGCCAGTTCACTCAATCGCGCAATCTCTGGAGGGTAGTTGACTTGGAAAAGGGAGATGTTCTCTGCGATGCTCTTGAGTTGGTCGAGGCTCTTGATGTCCTGCACGTTGGCCGTTGGGAACTCAGCCGCCATCCGGTCGAGTTTTTGCTTCGCCTTCGAGTACGACTCGCCTTTCATGTCCAAGTCTTTTGGCAGTCCGAGCAGGGTAGAGATGGTCGTCAGGGAGTGCTTCTTACAGTTGTCCACGACATCAATCACGATGCAGTTTTCTTTCCCGTCGCAGATGCGAGTGCCGCGCCCGATCTGCTGGACATAGCGCAGTTCGCTTTTAGTCGGCGCCGCTGAGATGATGCACTGGATTTCAGGATCGTCGTAGCCAATGGCAAGGACGTTGCAGTTGCAAAGGACTTTGTACTCCCCGGTCTTATGCCGGCGAATCTTTTCATGCCGCTGCGGGTCGTCTCCCCAAACCGCTTCCGCTGGCTCTCCATGGGCCGTGAACGCCGCCGCCAGATCGAGCGCGTGTTGCACGTCCACCGTGAACGCTAGGGTCCGTTTCCCGTAGGCAACCTTGTACCACTCTTTTACGATGATGGCGTTCCGCTCTGGAGTGTTGACAGACTTCTCTAGCTCATCCTGCGCGAAGTCTCCGAGCCGGGTCTTGATGCCGTCGAGCTTCGCGTTGCCGTCCACCCGGTATCCCACCAGATCGCACAGCCAGCCGTCGGCTATACCCTTCTGGATGCCCATGTCAAAGACGATCACATCGAACAGTTCCCGCAAGCCCTTGCCGTCTGAGCGGTTCGGCGTGGCGGTGATGCCGAGAAACAGCAGCCCGTCAGGGTTGGGCTCAAGTAGGCCGAAGTGGTCATAGACCCGCTTGAAGGAATCTGAGATGCCAATGTGCGCCTCGTCTTGGATGATGAAGTCGAAGTCGAAGGGATCGAAACGCCGGAGGCGATCCGATCCCTTTCTCCCTAATGTCGGCACCGACGCGATGATTATGTCTGGAGGATACAGGCTATCCATATCGACCCATGACCCTGCCATTTCTACCCCGATGCGGAGTTGCGGGTTGGCTTTCTGGAACGCCATCGATCCCTGAACCGCCAGCGTTTCCATGTGAACTAAAAACATCCCCCGCTTGTGGAATCCGTGATACTCCCTAACGCGAGATGCCACCCGTGTTTTGCCGAGTCCGGTCGCCATCACTATGAGTTGGCGGTTTAGGCCAGCTCGACGGTGCTTGACACTCGCCAGTAGACAATCCGACTGATAACCCCGATCTTCCACGCCTACCCCACAATGATCTTTGATTCCCACACCCGGATTGCGCCGGAGCCCACGAGAGTTTCCGCCGCCTTGTTCATCGACCTCACCAACTGGCCGATTTCCTTTTCCTTCGGCGTGATGAATTCAGCCTTGAGCTTGGTAGCATCCACCATCTCCCAGTTCCACTTTGTCCGAAAGGACGTTCCCTGAATCTCTGGAACGGTTGACGGCAACACCACCGGAGCAACTTCGAGATTTACAGCCTCTTCCAGAATCTCCTCTGCGGCGGCTGCGTTGCCCGTAGCGGCGACTTGACGGGCTTCCTCCATCAATCGGGTCTGTTCCCGCTCGTAAGCCTCTTGCTGGGCCTTCTGCGCGGCTTCACGGCGCATCCGCTCCTGTTCCGCGGCGAATCCCTCACGCTCGGTCTTGAGGCGCTTCACTTCGCCCTCGGCCGCCTCCAGGTTGTCGCCCCGGAGCTTAGTCACCGTCCTGTGCGCCTTGAACAGTCCAGCCGCGAACGGTTCAAAGAGTTCGGTGATCTCATCCACCACGGACTTGAGCGCCTGAGTCTGCTCGGTGGCCGCGCGGTAGTTGGAATCGTCAGGGTCGTTGCGCCCGACCTTGATGGCCTTGGACTGGACAACAAGAGCCTCGCTCATGGAGACGAGTGACTTGAGTTCGGGGAGTGACTTGAAAAAGGATTCAATCTGATTCTTCAAGTCAACTTGCAAGCTTGTCGCCTGCGCTTCGATGGAGACAAGTGATGTGGACATGGTTTCAGCCTTTCGTGTTGCGCTGTTGCCGATATGGATTCCGTGGCAGAGTTGGCAGCGATAAGAGCGGGGAAACATCCCGTCTATCAGGGGCAGAGAATCAACTACTGGTTTCGCTTCTTCGTGGCTGGAGTAAACCACTTTCCCTTGGCACCCGCGAACGATTCTTTTGCGCTGCTCTTTCGACAGGTGAGCTATCGGCTTCCGGCCCACCGTCTCGTACCACTTAATCCATTCGCGGTTGGTAATCGTGTTCATTTCAAGAGTTTCTGGTTAATGCGGAACTGCGTCAACATCAACGCAGCCAAGAAGATTTTCTCGTCCTGCCGGTCCTCATGCTCTTGCGCGAAGTAGAACTTCCCAACACCGTTCGGCTTGTCTAAGAGGTACACCGCCATGCGCTTGCACGACACCGAACCGTCGCCCCGGAACGGAATGGCTTGGCCGGCAGTCTGGATTTGGTGGCTTGGCTCCCGGTCACAGCACGTTTTCAACTCGACTACGGCTGGGATCGCTGCACCGCTGGCGTCCTTGGGTCCGAGAAAGCCGAAGCGGTCAATCGTCATGGCGTAGGTCATGCCGTTCACGCGAACCGCGCAAGGCTCCTCAATCCAGTTGGGGTCGGGAGTGAAGTGAAAGTCTTCGCAGAACTGCACCCAGCCCTTGAGACGCGGCCCGTACTTCGGATGGTTGATCAGCTTCGTCCAGTCTTCCGGCTCCAGGTCGTCCTGGTCATGCAACGCGGTGTACTCGTGAACCCGAGTACCGAACGCCGCCTTGTTTGCCAGCACGTCAGGAGCGACGGCTGAGTAGTCCACGAGGCCAGCCGCACCGAGGATTTGCGTCAGGCTGATGAGTGGCTTGCCTTGGAGATGGTACTTGTGGCCATTGGGTTCAAACGTGAGGCCGTCTTCTGCGCGAAAGAATTCCATCAGTCCGCCTCCCGTGCTGCCAGCATTGCATCGGCTATCCGGTACGCTGCTGCGTATATACCGTCCGTATCCCCCCGATAGTTCTGCATGAGTGCTGCCAACGCCACCATCGCAAACTCGTCCCGCAGTGTTTTGTATGTTGGTTCCGGTGCTTCCATTTGGTTCCTCCTGTGGGTCTTCGATCTTGGTGTAAGGGAACTTTCCCTTGATGGCTTTTTGGTAGTAGCTGTAGGCGAAGGGAACACGCCGCAGAGATAGAAACACATCCTCTGGAACTCCAGTGTGCTCCCCTTCGCCTTTCCGCCATCGGCACCGCAGAGTCCCGTCTTCCCACCCTACGGCGATGAGTTGATGGTTGGGGTCTCGGACGCCGTGCATCTGCCTCAGAATGGAACCTTGGTAAACGGAAAGCTGACTGGATCGTTCTTGATATGCTCAGCGAAGAATTGGCCGACGCTGACCGCGCCCACCAGCCCCTCGTGGAGCTTGTCTGAGACGTTCTGGTAGTGGTACTCGGACGGTCCCTTCTTGGACTTGAACCGGATGCCAAGCGTGTTGGTTTCGGGGTCGTGTGCCACGGCCTCAATCTGCGAAGATTCAACTGCCTTGTATTTCATTGCCGGATTTTCCTTTACTTGTTTTGGTGAAAGCGAAATTCAGGATCGAGCAGATCGATTGCCTGGTTGTAAATCCGCTTCGGCATCTCATCCCGGCTTCCATTCCAGCCGAGACTTGCCAACTGCCGAGCCGACTGCTCATCCGTAACCGATACTGACTTCATGATGGCGAAGTAGCGATTCGATTGCGGCTTGCTGATGGGAAGTTCAAACTTCCCAGGTTGCAGGACCTCGCCCTCGGGAAAGACACCGGAAAGGTTTTGCTCCGGGCCCTGGGAGTCTGCTGGCTGCGTCGATGGGGCTTGGGTGGAGGGTTGAGCACCCTTGCGACTGCGGGGCGTAATTACGGGCTCGGAGTCGTCGTGCGATATTGCACTAGCCGGAGGCTGCACTTTCGGCATGACCGACGCAGGGGTGACGGCTTGAGGGTGAGGGCTTGAGTTGTTCCCATCATCGTCTGTTCCGCCTACAGCCATGCCTGTGGCGGCAAGCAGCGTGTAACGTTCGAGGTATGTGACTGCCGACCCGATGGACTGGATAGCATTCTTTCCACCGGAACTGTCAGCCAATGACCGGAGGGTGGTTTCTTCACTGTGACCCTTCCGGTGCTTGAGGACGCAGGTGACACATATTTCGGTGGCATTCTGCTCGACCTTCCACCGATGGTTAATGCCAACTGCGCTCAATGCTGGGATGATGGTTGCGTTCACGTTGTCCAGTGTCGCGTAGGCGTACTGAGTCGTGCCCTTCTGTGTCTCAAACTTCGCCGTTTGATTCTTGGCGATCCTGAGAACGGTTGACTTGAATTCGGCCATCGCGTTGTCGAACTCCTTGCGAGCCTCGTTCGCTTCCCACCGCTCTTTGAACTCCATAAGCTGCTGGAGTTTGTCGATGTCTGCGCCTTGGGTCAAGGCGATCCGAAGCATGTCCATCGGAGTTATGTCGCGCTCCGGTTGAAGAGTTACCAAATCTGTGCTCATGTGTTTCCCCTCTTGAAGTGAATCCCGCCTGCCCAGTGACTTGTGCAAGGAGCCGGTCTCCGCTACGTTCCAAGCTAGGCTTCCACCTTTACGGGGGCGGGAATGTGGTTAGGCGTGAACGTCCACGCCGGCAGTTTCAGGAGTCTTGATCGTCGATCGTCTCCGGTGGCGGGTTCAGCCGCAAGTTCTCCGCTTCGACGGCAAAGGCGTAGTCTCCCGGATCGTCCTGATTGTTGTTGACGGTGAGGGCGAGGAATTTTGCCGCCATCGCACACTTCTTCCTGCCGTAGGGGCCGTGGTAGATGTTGAAGCACACCACCGTATGCAGATACGCCTCCAACTCATCCCGCAGCTTTGCGGTGTTGTCTGTGAGCGGCGTACCCTCTTCGATTGTTCCATCATCCTTGATAAACTTCATTGCCGAACTCCCTTCTTTACGGATTAAAACATGAGCCGCGTGGGATTGCAAGAAGTTTCTTGCTTTTATTTTGGTGGTGTGTTTATATAGGTCCATGAAGAAGCAACGGCGTTCCTACACTCACGGTGAAGCGCAGCGGGTGCTAGTAAACTGGCTCACTGAGCGCGGCATGTCATCAACCACCTTCCAGCGGTGGCTTTCGGGGCACGGCATCGAGATTACCCGAACCTATTGCGATGCCATGACGAATCAGAAGTTGAGCCCCGGACCGAAGTTCAAACAGGTGTTCCGCGAGATAACCGGCATCCAGCTTGTCGATGGGCTGGTAGAGGACGAGCACCGAGAGGCATGAGGAGGACGGCATGAGCGAGAAAGCGATGCGAAAGAGTCGTAAGGGAATACGCGAGATAGGGTGGGGATACAACGCATCCGATGATGAAAGTTGCATCTACGATAATGGCCATCTGGACAGGGCGAAGTTTATCACTGACATTCAACTTGCGCCCGGACTTGACACTCCGAAAGACGTGCTTATTCGCTTGACCGTGAGTGACGTGAAGCACATGCGTTTCAGGCCGATGAGTCCATCCGAGGCGAAAGCATGGGGCGGGGACTGGGGCGTGATGGACTGCACCGAAGAAGGACGTGGATACCCGGTGACAGCCGTGATCTTGGAATAGCATGGCATGAAGTAAGGCGCAACCAAGGAGGGGAAAGCATGAGCGAAGCGCCGATTGTCTATGACGGTTACTGCGGTTTAGGGGGATGGAGCGAAGGATTCCTCGCGGCCGGGTATCGATGTATCGGCTTCGACATTGAGGCGCACGACTACGGCTCAGGCGGCTATCCCGGTGAACTGATCCTCCGCGACATGCGCCAGGTCCACGGCAGTCTGCTCAAGGATGCGGCGTGTCTGGTGTTCTCGCCGCCGTGCCAGGAGTACAGCTACATGGCGATGCCGTGGGAGAGAGGCAAGCAGATCGCGAGAGCGTTACAGGGGCAGGGCCAGTTTTCGGCTGGCTACCGCGGATCGCGCACTATCGAGCAGTTGAACGAGCTATTCAATGCCTGCTACCGCATCCAGCGTGAGGCTTGCGAAGCTGCCGGCCGCTACATTCCGATGGTGATTGAGAACGTTCGCGGGGCGCAGAAGTGGGTGGGACGCGCGAAAGCTAACTATGGCAGCTTTTACCTTTGGGGCGACGTGGGCATGGTCGACAACCGCGTGGTGGCGATTGTGGAGGGGAAGATACTGGGGCGGGGGATTGCACCAGTTCGGGCGCAGAAGCGCAACCCAGATGGCACCGCGCACGGTACCGGCTCATGGTTTGCAATCGCAGACAGCAAAGAGCGCGGTGCCAATGCAGAGAAGGTTCCCGGCTTCCGCTTAGATGGCAGCGGCGGGTCGTTCCAGAGCGATGCGGTGAAGCAGCCGGGTATCGGCGGGATGCGCGAGAACGGCAAAGGCGATGCGTGGTTTCAGGACGGCGCGGCACGGCACGGCAGCAAGTCCAACTCCCGCAAGGCCGCATCCGCCATGATCGCCAAAATCCCACTGGCGCTATCGAGCTGTCTGGCGCATAGCTTCTATCCGGTTTCTCTGTGAGCCCCCGCAAGATGCGAACAAAGTCAGCCTGGGGCGGAATGTTCCCAAAGCCAACCATCATCCGGCTCAAGGGCGATGCGCTCTCCAAACTACGGGAAGCCTGCTTCAAGCGTGATGGTGGGACCTGCGTTTGCTGTGGCCGGCCAGTCACCGACTCGGTTCCCGACTGGCATCCCCGGAAGTATGACATGATGCACAAGCGCAGCCGTGGGGCCGGCGGTGAGGACGTTCTGGACAACGTGGAGACAGGATGCCATGAGTGCCACATGCGCTTCCATACTGAGGGGCGATGAGAGAGCGCATGGGTGAGCGGGCAGCGTGGACAGCCTTTGTCGAGGGTGGCTCCCCGGCTCGGGAAAACAAGTATGGCGCCGTGCGTTCCAACGGCTACGCATCCAAGCATGAGGCGGCAGCGGCGGTCAACTATCAGGCTCTCGCCCGCGCCGGAAAGATCAAAGACTATCAGGAGCAGATGCGGATTACCCTGGTGCCCGGAGACGGGAAGCTCAGGCCGGTTGTCTACGTGGCAGACTTCTATTACGTGGACCTTGACGGCACTCCGCACGTGGTTGACGCCAAGGGATACAAGACGGCCATCTACCGTCTCAAGAAGCGTCTTGCCGCTCTCCTGTTGGGCATCACCATCGAAGAAGTCTAAGGCCAGAACGGTTCCAAATGTGCCGTTCCATTCCCCGGAGCGGGTCACAGGAAAGACACACCGGGGGCAATTCCCCTCGGCATCTAGGGGATTGTCTGTGCTGTTCTTGCAGCTCTCTTGGGTTCTTATGGCGTCTGTTTTTGTTGATGCCTTAATGGACCTGGACGTATTGCCCTTTGCTGGATCGACTACCAGCCCGGAGCCAGGCAAACCATCACCCCGATGGAACAGACTTTCAAAACCAAGACAATCGACCGGGCGCCATGCCGGTCTGATCCCTTTCAGGCCCCTATACCTGAGATTGAACCTGCAATGCTTGTGCGGTCTGGACCTGGCTGCTCGCTCCTGTACGCTCCAGAGTCTCCGGGGAGGAAGTCACCATGCCGGAGAGCGGCCCAGGCGCACGAAAGCGGGAACCTTGACGAGATACGAATTGTCATGGGAACTGTTTTCATAAGCTCTTGGCAACAAAAGTGTAGCATGGCGAATCTGAATGGTGGTAAACTTTATTTGCGGGGTGGTCCGTCTAACCACTCCACTGTTTTCGTGACTCTTGGCCGATAGCGAAACAACCGACACCCCGCAAACTCTCTGGACCGCCTCTTAGCCGGGGCGGTTTCTTTTTGAATCTCCCCTGCCATGTTCGAAGCCTCCTTCGAAGCCTTTCGAAGCACCATTTAAACGTAAATATATCAACTAAATGCGCTAGTGGTCGCGGCCAAACCGAAGAAAGTGTACACTATTGGCCTTCTAAAATCTGCGATGCCTTGATTTCTGCATCCCGCGCGATACCAAGCACCTCATTCAGTGCGCCAATCTGCGCCAGAGCGTTCAAGGTCGCCACGATGATCTGAGTTTCATCCCGCTCATGGGCATCTTGCGACATGGCGCCAAGGCGCTGCTGCTGGAGTTGCATCTTCTCAAGGGTTTTCACAACGAGTCGCTGCTGCTGCCAGGCAATGATCGCCGAACGGCAGGCCTCAAAGTCAGTCGCCGGAGCATTTAAGGCAGCGAGTTCAAGCCGCTCACATTCTCCAGAATGAAACTTGAGTAAATCGCGAAAGGTGAGCGAGTTCGCGAGGTCAGCATAGGAAATTGCCAGTTGCATCTCATCCGCTTGCATATTGCCTCCTCGTGGTAGATGGTTTGGTTGTAAAACGGATCTGGCGGGGTCTCAGAGGTGATGTCTTTCATGGTTTTTCCTGTCTTGCAACGTTCGAGCGGCGGGGCGGGCGGCAATGGAAAGGGAACGAAAGCGCGGACCGTCTCCCCGGTTGTGGTTGACTGGAAATAGTCTCCGGTCTTGCGATGAATCGGCATCGGGCTAATGCAAAGTTCCTTTCATAGCCTGTTCTGCAATGAAAAGATAACGCATTACTGGGTCTTTCCATGACCTTTTGGATGGTTTTTCCATCATTCCACCGATTGTACTTCCAATTGATACATCTCTTCCACGCGGTGCGGATGTTGGGAGTTATGGAAAATGTTGACCGCTCCACACCCAGGACAGGTGATTTTAGCGCTGAACGGGACTGCGGATACGGTAAGCTGTTTATGGCAGTGCATACATGCGGAAATCCAACCAGATTCAAACCTCATTATGCCCTTTCTCTTAGGAGCGTAGATCGGCATCTATTGAAAGCCGAGCTAAGGAAAGCCGGGATATCGGAGCAGGAGTTTTGCGACGCGTAGGGAAAGCGCTCGCAGGCTACAAGTTCGGGACTTTCGACTCGGAACGTCTCCTGTTCCCATCTATCATCAGCGGATCTATCACATGGAACAGATTCTGACAGAAACTGCCCCAGGCGAACCATTAACACCGACTGGATAGCGTCCCTGATATTGCGGTTTGCTTCTGCCTTTGTCTTTCCCTGTGACATGCATCCCGGGAGCTGCAAGCATTCGGCGACGATATAGCCATCTTCGCCCTGCCTAAAGACAACCGTTAGGACGGAACCTGGATACACATCTTCGGTCTTATTGTCGTTTCGACAAGAGCCTGCGAGAAAATCAATCATAGGCACCATCCGATGACGAGCCCGGCCACGATGAGGACGGCCAGCACGTAAGGGTCAAACTGCATCCTGGTGTTCATTGGCTTGCCTTCTCCAGCTTAGTCGCGGCCACTACATCCTCAGTTTCGGGGCGGGTGGGTTCGGCCATCTTGCCGCCGTATTGGGCGCCGGGCCCGCAGCCGTATAGTTTGCTTGTGACGTGCGTCCAAAGGCCGAACCAATCAGCCTGCTCGATTTCTTTACCGCAATTCGCGCAATTCATAGCTTCACCTTCCTGTTATTGAGAAACGTTGTTATTTCCGTCCTGGAGAGTCGGTAGCTTTTCCCGATCTTGCGCCTCGGCAGCTTTCCGGCCTTGATCCAGCGCAATATCGTCATGGGATTGAGCTGCAAAAGCTCTGCGGATTGGGCTACAGTCATCCATTCCTGAGGTTTGGTGATCATGGGGTACCTTTCATGTTGCCGACGCGCTGTGAGGCATCTGGGAGCCGTGGTGGTTTAGGGTGCTTTCCTGCCTTCCATGAGCCACTCCCCATCGGTAAGAGGCTCGATGAGTGTGTATCCTCCCCGGTCTCCCCGGCGATGAATCTCGAACCGTTCCGGCGCGAGGTAATCGTTATCAGGTCCCAGCCGAATGTAATCATCGGCAAGCTGTAGTGCTTCAAGCTGTGAATAGACCGCTCCAAGGATTTGAAAGACGCCATCCGCTCCAGTTGCAATCAAGATTCCGTATTCCATTTGCCAGATCTCCTGCCCCACATCTCCGTGAGCGGTTCATGTGCGCGTTTAGTGTGATATTGCACTGCGGTTGAACTGCGAATCGTTAGCGGACTGCATAACGGGCGAAGTTGATGCGGAGATTAGCCGTGTGCTCAAATTGGCGCCGGAGCATATCATCCAGTTTGGATTCAAGTTCTGACTTGCTCAGCCCGGTATAAGGATTCCTGATCGCTGTCTGCATCGCCGTTTCTCCTCTGAACTGAATCCACTATAATCTATATGTATTCCAATGTAAAGTAAAATATGCAAATGTTATCAAACTATCACAAACATGCACATATGAAAGGGCTTGACACGTTGAATACAAGGGGTACAAGGCTCTTAAAGGTTTATGCTATCTCTAGATATATATAACGATCAGGAGGATGGCTTGAGCTACGACGATATGCTGAATGCTATGGATGAAGAGAAATTAGGACCCGAATCAGTCCTAGAACTCCGAAAGACACGCCTCGTTGAGGGCATAGTCGATGGGAAGACGGCCTCTCAAGCAGCGCTCGAGGCTGGTTTCGGCTCCGGGGCAAGCAGAACTCCTTGGAAATTGATCCCTCCAGACGAGATGCGGGCAAGATTCCAGCAAATCGCTGAAAGGCAAGGTCTTACGCTTGATCGCATCGGAAATAAGATAGTTGAACATTTGGACGCCCGAGCGAACCAAACGCTTGAGGGCAAAGAGGTTGTGCAGTCGGACGCGCCTGATTACAAGGTGCAGCAAAAGGCTATAGATCAGCTCACCGGGCTGCTTGGAATGCAGGATGCGGCTAAGGCGATGCATGCCGGATCGAGTATCACGCTGAGCGTATCTGGGCCAGCTGCTGAGCGCCTGGCGGCTATGCTGGGTGAGTAGTAATGTGAGCATTGTACACACCCTCTGTGTACAATGCTCACATGGGCAAGACAAGCGTTCCGGCGTGGCGATGTGATCAATGCGGCTACTCGTGGATTATGACCGAGCTGTACCCGTCGCATTGCGCGTCCAGGGCCTGCCGATCTCGCAGATGGGATAAGGGTGCAAAGCCCAGCACGCCTCACGTGCCTGCTGCTGCGCCGGCCAAGGCTGAATGGTCCTGTCGGCACTGCGGAGCCACCGGACGCGTCCTGCACGGCGACAAGCCTGTTTGCGCACGCTGCCTCAAGCCTGTCTAGCTAATCCACCCTCGCTCCTCCAATCCTCCACCACTCAACACCACAGCTACGCTCGAACTGAGCGGCGGCGCGACTGCGTTTGCGCGGAAGGTTGGAGTCCCAAGCCGAGGCGCCGGGGTGGCCCGACCCTGGCGGGGGTACTGGTGGCGGGAGTCGGCGGCACATGGTCACGCCCGCGACATAGAAAATTCTGGACAAAAACTGAGGCGGTGTTACACTTGTCACATGGACCTAAATATTCGCAACGTTGACCCTGATCTAGTGAAGGCGCTGAAGGCTTTCGCATTGTCGCGCGATCTGACTCTTCGCGACTTCTGCCTATCGTCGCTGCGCACCGCGGTGATTATCCACGAGGAGCCTAAGAATGGTTGTGTGAAGTGTGGTTCGCCGGGGCATGACGAGTCGGGCTGCATGAATGGCGACCGCACGTATAAGGGACTTCGGGATGTAGAACAAGAGGCTTGGAGGAAACTTCATAGAAACGCCTCGCCATTCTAGCTCCACGCGCGCCACAAAAAAATTACCACCAAAACCGGGAGCGGTTATGATGCTCTTGAGGTGACGCATGGCAAGATTGACAGCAGCGCGGCGTAACGCACTCCCCGATTCAGCATTCGCGGGACCGAATCGCACATATCCGATTCCAGACAAGAGCCACGGTATAGCCGCGGAGCGTATGGGACGCCCGAGTCCGCAATTGAGGGCAAGCATTGACGCAAAGGTTGCGAAGAAGTTCCCAGGCCTTGGCGACGCTGTGCGGAGCATGAAGAAATGATTTATCTAGCCGAGTTGATAGTGGCGGCGTGCATCCTTGGCTTTGTGGGACTGATTCTCGCTGGCATAGCCTCGAATATCGCGGGGAAAATAGCTGATCGGTTGCGCTAGTGCAGATCACTGATAAGAACGTAGGCCGCTACCTCGAATGGTGGCACGCAGAGCGGCACAAGGCGCGCATAGACCTCGTGTGGCTGTCGAATGTGGTTCTTGGGTACCCGGATGTGTCCGAGCGGGTGCATGGGCCGATTCTGGCGGCGTTGCAGAAGTTTCCGGGGGCGACTGAGTTCCATAAGACGGTGGACGATTACAGGGCTGCGATGGAGGGCAAGGTTCTATGGGAGCCAAAGTGCAAGATGGATTTGCTGCCACCGAACGAGGGGTTCGAGCAGAGCCGGGACAATCTGATTCTGTTTCCTCGCGGGCATATCAAGTCGACACTGGTTACGATCGCTCACAGCATCATGTGGATTTTGAATTACCCGAATGTCCGAATTCTCCTGACCACCGCAACAGAGACGCTGGTCACAAGCATCATCATCGAGATTCGCAACCACTTCATTCTGAACGATCAGTTGCGGCTGCTTTTCCCTGAGTTGTGCCCGGTGGCGAAGGACGGGAAGGTGCCGGATTTGGGGAATTTGAGCGGGTTTACGTGTCCGGCGCGGGACAACAACAACAAGAAACTGGGTCCGGGCGGCAAGGAGCCGACTGTTCTTGCATCCACGGTGGGCTCGGCGATCACCGGGTATCACGGGGATGTGCAGAAGTCGGATGATCTGGTGGAGAAGATCAATTCGAGCTCGCAGAATGGGATTGATGAGGTAATCCGGCACGCGGGTTCGATGGGCGATCTGCTGGAGAAGTACAACACGGAGGATGTGGAGAAGCCGCTGAAGGGCTGGACGGACATGGTGGGCACTCCTTGGGATTTCTCGGATTTGTACCAGGTGCGGCGGAACGATCACGCGGCGCGGCGGACGAAGGGGCTTCCGGATGCGTTCAACTTGGTGGTGCGGAGTGCGGCTCCTAATTGGCCAGAAGGACCCTTCCTGTGGCCCGAGCGGATGGGATATGCGGCGCTGAAGGAGATTGAGGACGATCCCATGAAGGGGCCGGCGCAATTGGCCGCCCAGTACCTGATGAATCCGATTGTGGCCGGCCAGGGGCTCATTGACGACGTGAAGCAGTTGATCTGGACGCCTGAAAAAGTGATGGATCAGCTTTTGCCGAGGATGAGCCTCTATGCTGCGCTCGACGTGGCAGGCATGGAAGACGTGAAGGGGCATGATTCGGACTTTACTGTGCTGACGGTGGGCGGGTTTGCCAATGCGCGGCTGTACGTGCCGTTCATGCTGTATGGGCGTCCGCCTGTTGAGGAGGTTATCGAATGGATTTTCAGGGTGTTCGACATGTTCCCCGGTATCGTGAAGTTGAAGATTCAAAAGCAAGCGCTCGAAAGAGTGTTGCTGGCATCCCTTCGGCGGGAGATGTCGAAGCGCGGGCGATTCCTGCCCATTCAAGCCGAACCTGCGGACAATCAGCAGTCCAAAAAGTCGAAAATTCGGGGACTTCGCCCCTGGTTTCAGGCGGGGAATATTCGTTTTTCAGATTCATTGCCGTATCGTACCGCGATCGAGACCGAAATCAAGGGCTTCCCGAAATACCGGCACGACGACTTCCTGGATACGCTGACAGATTTGATGCTGGAGGGCAAAGGCGTGAATTCCGGGGTGCTGTCGAGCCGAACCGAGGAATATAACGTCCCGAGCGCGCTTCGAGACCCGATTTCGCTGCTTTTGGCCGAGCATTATCAGGACGAGGACCAGTTTTACCCAAAGGTGGACCATGACACAGGGTTCCCGGCGTGATACCGTTTGGATTGAAGAGGTTTATCGAATGGTGATGGCGCATAGGAAAGGTCCCGCTCCTGCCCATACAGATGATGAATATTTGGCTTTCGATCCCGGTGCGGCCGACGACTTCCCCGCAGAGGTCGAAGCGCGAAAAACGAAGCTCGTCACGACCCGCAAGGAGCATACCTGTTTCGGCTGGAAGGGCGACATGCAACACCCAATTCCAGCAGGCACGAGAGCTTTTCGAGAATCAGGAAAATGTGAAGGCCACTTCGGTACCTCCTATATGTGTCTTCCGTGCGTTGATATCTGCCTTGAACCTGAATGGTGGTAAAGTGAGCCAATGGTCACTGTAGACGCGAATGCCCCGCCTCCGATGGTCCCAAGTCCGGCATCGGACGCCAATTCTGCTCCCCCTCTTGGCGGGTATGAGCAGCGAACCAGCGAAGGCATCCCGATTGGCGGCGGCGAGTGGTCGGCGGAGGAAGCCAAGCGCATCGTACTGGGCGACTTCAATCGCGCGGCGAGCGACCGAGCGACCAACTACGAGACCAAATGGCAGAATGCAGCAAGTATCTATGCGGCAGTGCGGAACGGCGAGAAATACTGGGACGGTTCACGGACTCCGCGCGCCAACATGCAAATCTGGCACGCATTTACGCAGGTCAACGCCCTACGACCGCAGTTGATTGACGCGATCTGCGGGGCTGACCTTGATTTCGACGTGGAAGCGGCGTCAAGCGGTACGACCATCACCCAGTTGCACCAGGTCCGCGCTCTCATGCAGGATCAGTTGAAGTCTTTGGGAGGAATGGTAAAGTTCCAGAGCTTCCGCTCCTGTGTGGACCGAATGACGGAGGATGGCGTCGTTCTCGGCAATGGCATCTGGGAATGGGGATGGGACGGGCCGCGCACAGAGATGGCGATCAACTGGCAGCGCATGGTTGAGCCGGAAGTGGCAATGGGCGAGCATCCCATGCTGCCGGGGGTCCAGATTCCCATGCACACCGGGCGCACGGTAAGCTATGCGAAGCAGTTTTATAAGCCGGAGAC